ATCTTCTTTATAATCTGAATCTTTTTGCCAAAATATATCATATAAATTCCAAAAACTATTGTTACTATTCCAAAAGTTATAATCTAAATATAAATACAAGTCATAAAAATGATTTTCAACTAATTTAGGTGAAAATATATTGCTAAAACTTAAATAATTACCAGAAAGTGTAGCCGTTGTAATTGGATATTTTACAATAACATTTGTGCTATCATCTCTTATTTCCAAAGTGAACGTACTAGTGTAAGTTCTTGGTATTATTAATAGGTTTTGTGCGGTTGCAGATGTGGTTAATATTATCATCAATTATATAACGTATAAATATAGGTAATTTGTAAAAACAAAAAAAAAGCACCCGATTAAGGATGCTTTAAATTCTAACTAAATATTGATTAGTCTTGTCCCGGCAATAATGGTACATTAACCGGTGTTGGGTCAATCGGTGTTACTGATGATGGTGTAACCGCTGCTGCTAAAAAGAACGGTGCTACTTCTTCCATTCCCTCGAACGTTAATGTGAAGCCTGAGAGGTCACCAGCGGCAGCCCCAGTCACTACCGTACCGCCCGTGCATTCCATCCCATTGGACGTCCCCAAAAGGAAGTTATTGCCATAGTAATCCTCTACTACGATATTTGGTCTAGATATTGCTAAAATTTGTAATTCTCTTTGAGTTTTAGCATCTAAAAATGTTAGTGTAAGGTTTAAAGTCTGTGTGTAAAATGTTGTTCCGTTTTCTCTAGATGATGTCACTGTTGTCTCTAAACTAGAATTTCCTTTTACAGGATACTCAAACCATACTGCTGCTGGTGAAGCATCTACTATTGTTGCTTCTCCAGTTGTTGCATCTACTGTTACACTTCCGATACCCCCGAAGTCTGCAAAGTAAACACGTTTGATGCCGCCAAAAGCACTTTTGCAGGGTAGCTTTCTACCCGTTGTTAATGTACAAGCCATTGTTTTTTTGTTTTATATAAAAAAAGGGTAAGCAGATAAAAACCACCTACCCTAGTTTTTTGATTAATTAATTACTATGCGTATTCTACTAAGTCTGCACTTACCCCGAATTGGACTGCGCTCGTGAAACGCATAACCATTCTTACATTGTTACTAGCATCAAGGTCCGTCATATCTAAAACCTTAACCTCATTTGTTGAGTTGAGCAAGCCGCAGCCGAAATACAAGTTGCTACGTTGTGCAGCATACATTTTGTTAGCTGACATTCCCGGACATACAAAGATTTTTACACCGTTCACCGTTAGGCTTCCGTTATTCCACCATTGTGTTCCCATATTAGATACACCATTTGCTCCTAATCCATTTGCTGCAAAACCACCTAATGCTTGCACGTAAAATTTCGCTGCTGCACTTCCGATGTATAAAAATAAATCTTCTTTTCCGTAAAGTGAAGATGGTATTGCATCAACCACCTTGCTCATTTCTGTTATAATATTTGCTGCTGAAAGAGTTGCTGCTGTAACTTGTTGTGCTGCTGGAATATCACCCGCTGCTGCTGATGCTGCAATTAGCTTTTCAAATCCATCAAAAGAATTATTAGTTGCTGCTGCAGTGTCTCCTTGCCAGATACAAAATTCTGTGTTCTGTGCTACTTCGGCTGCAACGTGAGCAATCATAAAGTCAGAAAACTTTGGAGGTAATGTTTGTCCTAATCCGTAACCCATTGATTGTGCTTCCCAATCGTTTACGAAGTCGTACTTACATAATTGTAGGTTAACTTGTAGTTCAACCGGCTGAATTATTCTCTCAGTTAGTGTTACTGTTGATGTAGGGTCAAAATCACAACCCGCTGCTGTTACCAATGCACTTGTAGATAATTTTTTGATAACCTCTTTAAAAGCGATGTTTGCCTTTACCGTTAAGCCGCCATCATCAATAGTTGATGCAGATAATAATGCTGCTGCAATATAGTCTCCTGCAAACTCACCCGCATAGCTAGTAGTTATGTTAGTGGTAGTTGCTAAATTTACGTTTCTTTTATTCATTTTATTTATTTTTAATTATATTAATATTATGCTTCAGATGCCCAGATTCCTTGGCAACCTATGATGTACCATTCAGTTAAACTTACTGCTCGTAAAGCACACCAGTCTCCTTGTATAGATGTTGCTTTAGTTAATTCCCAGTCTTTTCCAAGAACACCTCCTGCTACCACAACTGAAGCAGATAAAGTAACTGAACCAATTATTTTGTTTGAATCATCAGGCGAAATAACTACTTTGTTGTTTCCTGCTGCACCCGAATTTCTGAAGAATATTGTACATCCTAAATTTCCTGCTGTAATTTTTGGAATACCGATAGTTAAACCATCAGTTCCTACGTTATGGTCATTACCAATATCGCTTTCTAAAATATCACCAGTTACTGTATAATAACTTTGTGCTACTTGGTTTCTGTTTACATCGTTTGATGTGAAATTAAATGTGCTCATTTTTTATTTATTTAGTTTATTTAATACTCTATCTAGTGTTGTGTTAAATTGTCCTTTAGCAAATTCTACTTTTGTTTTTTGAGCAGTTTTTGATTCAGGGTTATGTCTTATTGGCTTTCTAGCTGCAGACATTTCTTCTTTTTTCTTTTCTTCTTCTTCTTCGTCTTCGTATTTTCTCATTTTTCCAAACTCTTTTTTAAGTTCTTCAATTTCAGATTTTACTTCTTCAATAACCGGAGCAATAACTTCAACAACTGCTTCAATGATTGCTTCAATTTCAGTAGCAACCTCTGCCGGTACTTCTGTTTCAACAGTTTCATCTTCCAGATCTTCAGTGATTTCTTCACCCTCTTTTGTTTCTTTAGCCGGTACTTCGTCAGATACTTCTCTTACATCTGCAATCATACCCTCTGCTTCAACAATAACTAATCTGCCATCCTCAAGTATATACTCGCCTACTGGCATTGCTACTTTCTCATCATCTGTGACAATAAAAATTTCACTTCCTTTTTCAAATGTTTCAGCGCTTACTACAGTGCCGTTTTCCAACTTCATTTCTTCAAGTTTAACCTCGATTTTTAAAAGTGTTCTAATTTGATTTAACATTTTTGTTTTTTCCATACTATTTATATAACGATTATTAATTTACATTTTGCATTTTCAATCTGTTCTTGTTATTACACCAATGCCTTGCGCTTGCATAGAACCATCACAACACTCGATAGAATACTTATTGGTATCCCAACATAAACAAGCACGATTACCCCCAGTAGGTGACGTTCTACTAGGTATAAATATTTTATCTTTGTTGTTTCTTTGCATTTATATTTTATCTATTTCTCCCATTAAATTTTCTCGTAATTTATCAAGTTCATTTAGTTGGTCTTGCAATGACCTTGTATATGTATCATCAACACCTAAATCAGATAATTTCTCTATTGCATCATTAATTAATTGTTCAGCTTCCATATAAGCATCATTCATATCAAACCTAACTATATCTCTTGCAAACATTGCTTTTTCATTGGCTAAATCAATAGCTTCTTGTACAAATTCTTCCATTCCAAATCCTCTGCTTAATGCCTCTTCAATATCATCAATCATTGACAAATCTACTTTGTGTGCTTTAAGGTCTACTTTTTGGTTTGGTAGTTTGTTATAAACTTTTTCTAATCTACTTTTCATTTTATTATATTTATTATTTGGTTTAATAATTCTTCAGCCATTTGTTCTTCAATAGCTTCTTTAGGTGATTCCATTTTATCTGCAAAGTGGCCCTCAATAGAAAAGCCTTTTACCTTGTTTGTTTTTACATACTCATCCCAGATCTCATCGTTGTTAACCTTAACACTTCCCATCCAAGTGCCAATAGGTACATCTAAACCATATTTTCTTGACTTGTCCATTATATCATCTTCTACTAACCAGCTTTCTACCAATGTTAAACCATTAAGTGCTTTTGAGTGTTCTAGTGTTGAGTTGCTTTGTTTACCATTCTGTAAGAACATTTGAGATGCTTTTACAATAGTTTCTTTTGAAAAGTATATGTAATAATCACCCTCTGAACCATTGCGGTAAATAGGCTTATTTGGTATTAATAATGCACCCATTAAGATTTTCTTTTCTTTGTCTACCTCTGCAAGTTTAATCTCTTGGTTCTTCAAAGCTACAAAGTCACTTTCAATCGCCGGTGATTCCACAATTGAAATTGCATCTACCCCAGTATCAAATTCTTCTTCATCTAAAATAAGTTCTATAATCTTCATAAATATATAACGTGTTTAGTTTTTAATTTTGCATTTATATACTTGCACCCTCAATAATGTTTCTATCTAGTTCTTGAGCGGTAGTTACATCGTTACTTACAACGTATGCCCTAGCTGGTCTTTGTGTTTGACTACCTATTGCATCTGCTAATTGTGTTTCACCACTTGCGCCTACTACGTTAAATGCTGGTGCTTGTGGTGCAGTAGGCATAGAACCCGTTTGACTTGAACCACCACCACCTGGCACTTTTACAGAAATAATCTTTTTAACCGCTGCAAGACCAGCTATACCAGTTGAAATAGATTGTGCAATAGCATAACCTGGTATTCCACCAGCAGCAGTTTTAGCTGAATTTTCTAATGTAGCAGTAATTGCAGCATAGGTACTTATTAATGCAGATGCAACAGCTAAACCTTTACCAGCAGCAGTTTCTTGACCTATTGTATTTGATAAACTACTAACTGCACCAGCATAACCATCTAAAGCAGTTTGTTTTGCTTTTCTTTCTTCATCTGCAATTTTAACAGATGCAGCAGATACTTTTTTTTCGTTTGTTAAATTATTTTGTCTTGCAGTTTCTAAAAACTCATTTAATGCTATTTCGGCATTCATCTTTGCATCTGAACCATCCTTTGCATTATCTACTATCACTTGTAATCTTGCAGCTTCTTGTTCTGCTTCTAATAAGTCAATTTCTTTTAGCTTTTCAAGTCTTAATACTTCATCTTGTATTTCTTCTGCTGCAAATCTTTTCTTTGCAATACTTATTGCATTTTCACTTTGTAATGTTTTTGCTATTCTTTCTTGTTCTTTTTGTGTTTTTAGTAGTTCCTTATCATCAGCAATTTTTGTAAATTTTGTATTAATAGCCGATATCTCTGCTTCTCTAGCTGTTACTAAAGCAGTTGTATCTTTTTTGTATTTATCTGCTTGTGCAATTAAATTATCATACTTTGCTGCAACTGCAATCTTTTCTTGGTTTTGATTCGACATTAAAGACAAAGCAAAATCAGCTTCTAGTTTTTTTATTTCTTCTAGTGCTTTTTTCTTTATAGCAACTTCCGGATCTTCTTCTGAGACTTTTGGCACACCTTTTTTAATTGGCGCTAATAAGCTGGTATCAAAATTAGTTATGGAGTTTTCTAAATCGCTAATTATACCTTGTTGCTTTATTAAGGCATCATTTTCTTCCTTTGTGATTTCACTTGTTCCAGTATATCCTTGTAAAAAATATTCCCAAGCTGTAAGAGTTTCACTTTGAGTTTTTAATTTTTGTAAAGTTGCTTTCTCATCTGCAAGTGAGATTAATAATGATTCCTTTTTTTCAATATTTAAAGCCTTTTGTTTTTCAATTAAATCATCTACATTTTTCCCTTGTCTTTTTTCTAATTCTATTTGGCTTTTTAAATTCCTTAATTTTAAATCAACTGTTTCTAAATTTTGACTATTAAGTTCTACTTGTCTTTCTAAATCATTATTTATAAAACCTAATGTTTCTCCTATTTCATCCCAATACTCTACAAGCAAACCAATAGCCACAACTGCTGCACCAATACCACTAGATATTAAAGCGGTTTTCATAGCTTTTCCACTTAACTTTGCAGCTTTAGCCACCTTAACAAGTTTTGTTGCTAAACCACCACTAATTTTATCTAAAGACCTTGTGGCTTCATTCCCAATCTGCATTGCTGCTGAAATATCTTCACCAGATTTTTTTGCAGCTTGACCAACCTTTTCAACTTCTTTTTTAAGTTTTCCTACTTGCCTTTGCGCTTCTTTAGTATCTGCTTCTAATGTTGTATTTATAACTACTGCCATTATTTTTTATTTTTAATCTGTTTGTATGCCTCTTTTAATGTTTCAGCTAACTTGTATTTTCCCTGTGCTATCTTAATGTTTTTGGTTTCACCATCAACAACTTGCAGTAAGTCAATTATATTCTTGATCATAATATTGTGTTTAGTAATTCAAATTCTGTTTTACCCGTTGTTAAATCTGTTGTTAGTGAATTAATCTTATATGTATCTTGACCTATTTCTATTAAGTCATTTAGTTCTAGATTGTAATACACTTTCATAGGTAGGTATGCAGTTACTTTTAACAATCTTCTTCTTAAACTAAATACATCTTGTATGTACTCTTTGTATTCAGTTTCAAATAATGTATCTGTAAATTCATCTGCATTATCTGAACCAGATGGTTGGTTAGCTAAAAACTCGTTTAGTTCGTTTTGAAAATGTATATTTATTTTACCGCTAGTTGTCGGTAATGTTCCTATGCTATTTGATGGTATAATAAATTGGTCTAAATCAGCAACAGCAGTTGATTGTGTATCTCTTATTCTAGGTTTTTGACCACCAACCGTAGAAATAGCAGTTTTAACAATAGGATAAAATAATAAAGGTTCACCTATATATGATTGTTGATTTTCATTTACAGAATAACCATATTGTATTGCTGTTGGCGTTAAACTTGTTAGTGTTGTGTTTGCATCATATAATCTTTCAAATTGCATATGCTCAAATGGTACTTCTATTTTATATGCTTCACTAGGTGCATCAAATATTTCACCATTTAATGAAAATGACAAAGAACCCCATCCACTATTGGTTAGTTGATTAAATTGCTTTGCTAAAAAAGTTCCTAAACCTTTATAGCTAAAATTTATTTTGTTAAATGGTAGTGCAACATCTGATGTTGATTTTGTGGTATCTAGGTATTTATCTATATTATAAACTTGTGTGCTTGCTGCATAATAACTATCTAAAGTTCTTACTACTATTGTACCTAAATTATCTACATAAGCTGTAAGGTTAAATAAATTAAACAAGCCCGAAAGAAAATCTATAATCTTCATTTTTGGTATTTGCTCAACTATATTAAATTCAAAATCTGGATTAGCATCAATAGTTACTGTTGCGTTATTTTCATAAGTATCTTTTGCAAAAGTGGGATTGGCTGGAAATGGATTTAAAATTATATAATTAATCTCTACTTCAATTCTACCAGCATTAAAAACAATACCTAAAGGTGATGATAATTGTATAAAATAAGATGAGTTGTTTCTAAATCCATTTCCACTTGTTAAATTTATATTAATAACATTACTTACATCATTACCTTGGGCTATAATTTCTCCACCATCTTTTATAACTTGAAAGCTATAAATATTTGATGTGCTTGGGTTTAGTTTTACTCGTATGCTTTGGGCAAATTCCGAGGCTCCTTGTGATGCAGATACAAAAATAACTCCTCCAGAAACAGAAGAAACAACTTGTGTGTTGGTAGAAACTAAATCTTGTATTTTTGAATATATAACCTCAACTTGTGTTGCTGGTTCTACATCTCCACTTTTACGATGTAGCCACATAAACAAATTATAAAACTTTTCATTACTTGTGTCATTAAAAAAATCATCTGAAAACTGAATAGATGGGTATCTAAATTGTATCTCTGTAATTATTTGCTGCACCCTTATAGCATATTTAAACTCATTCCAAGCTACACCGTTTTTTGTGTTATCCGATGGGGTTGCATAAAGATTATTTGTTGTTGCTTCTATATCAAAAGTAGTGTTTTCGGCACTATTATAAATCAATCTGTTTGTGTGTGTGATTAATGGTGCAATAACTTTATCACCATCAAAAATAGCTAACGGACTTAACGCATCTCTAATTTCAGTAAATTTATATGATTTGTTTAAACCATTAAATGCTAAACTGCTTAATTGTGCTTCACCTAATATATCTTTTAAGTCAACTGTGTTACCAAAGAAAGTAATATTGTATGTGTGTGCTAAATTGTTTTTAAGTTCAACACCTTGTAAAGCTATCTTACCATCTTTAAAAGGTAAATCATTTAATTCAATTCTTGCATCTGATTTTTTCCTTGCATCATAACCATTGTCAATATCAAAATTATAATAGTGTTCAAATATTTTGTTGTTTACACTTGATGCTGGTACGGAAAAGGTTTGGGTAAATTCTGTAAATACCTTTTTTAAGTCTTTTAC